CAACTCTTCTGCATGATTACGCACTTCAGCGATTTCTGAAGAGTAATCAGGTGTTGTTGTTGTTTCCATATTGTTTGTTTCCTCCTTGATTTCTCTAACCTCAGTCACTGAGGCGTTTTCATAAGCAGGGAATGCAACCAAGGAGACTTCCTTGAGATTGACTTTCTTGCGAATGATTGTTCTGTCTTGCTTCTCATCCACTACAGGAATGAAGCCCACAGAAAATGAACGAATAGCACCATCTTTAACTAACTCAAGGGTTTCATCCCCAAGTTTTGTGGAACTAATCTTTGCCTTAATCCAGAGACCATCTTCTCTTTCTTCCATTGAGTTAACTTTCCCAATGATTTCTTTATGGTCTCTAAAAAGTTTTACATGTGAGTTAAGGTCAACTGAGCCTCTTACAAACTGCTCTTTGTCTCCCCCACCAATGTCAATTACATCATTGTATGGAACTGCTCTACCAATGACTTCTCTTGTTTCTACATTAGTCTCTCTGATTTCAAAACTACGATTTTCCATTATTTTCTCCATATACCCTCATTTTAAACTGCAGGTTGGTTAGCATCCTGCTGAGGATTGTTATTAGGCATTACTGGTTGAACAACTGGAGGAAGGTCTGCTTGTTTAATTGGAGGCATACCTTCAGCCTCTCTAACTTCATTAACAGTTAAGAAACGCTTATCAATTCCAATTGCATAACTTTGATATCTATTTAATACATTAGGTCTTAAGAAACCTGTCATATTAAATTCTGCCTTCTGACCTCTTGGTAGCAAATCAGTAAGTGCCTGTTGAATACGGACTATGTACTGCTGTAGTCCATCTTCGTATAGTTTTTGTCTATCTTCGTTACCGTTTGTATATGTAAGACCTGAGCCTTCTACTGAGAGACCAAGGTACATACTTGGGACTCCAAACATGTTTGCTATCTGACGAGTAGTAAATGTTTGGTTTGCCAAGAACTGTGCTTCTTCAGGATTAAGTGCAATAGATGAGTACTGCAGTCCTGATGAAAGTACAGCAACGCTTCTTTCCTTCTGAGAATCAATAAATGCCTTCTTGTTAGCAAGGGCAATATCTGCAGAAAGAAATTCTGATGTGGTCAATGTGCCAGTTGGTACTGCTGCAACCTTGAACCAGTTGTCTGCATAGTTCTGTAAGTCATTTGCAGATTGAATGATTGACTTGTGGCGTTGTAGTGGTCCCTGACCATATATGTCCCCAGGAACTGACCATAGTTTCAAGTGTTTAATACTGTCTTTAGCCTGTTTTACTCCATTGATGGAATAGGTCAGGTTCCCTCTTGTGTCCTGCTCAATGTTTACCCAATTAGCAGGGATAAGTTCCATGTTTGAGATGCCTCTGGCACCCTTGTAAATCTTCCAATATGCATTTCCATAAATAGCCATTGAGACAATTGTTTGACCAATAAATTCTGCTTGAGTTACATTGTTCTCAACATCAGGAGTAACTAACCATGATGGAGAATCTACTTTCTCAATACCACGCATTACTTCAACTGGTATTTGCATTGCTGCTGTTTCAAGAACTGATATACATCTTGTAACTGGTATTAGTTGTAATGCTGTAATTTCATTTACTACAAATGGTTGTCTGAATGGGATGAATGCTCCACGCTCTTCCATTTCATCTGGAACATAGTGTTCTATGTATTCTTCTTCTCTGCCTAAAAGTCTGTCAAATAATCCCATGTGTCTCCTCTAAAAGACCATCTGTGTTGCTTGTATTTGTGTATCCACATACCAGATAGCCAAAACTGTTGCTAATGCTGCATCAATATCTGTCATAGAGTCTTTTCTTGTGATTTTCCAAGACTCACCAACATTCTTACGCACTGCCCTTTGCATTTGCACTGACACAATTTCATCTTTTGGATGAACTAATGTCTTTCTCATAATTCTACGGTAGGCGTTGTTTGACCCATTGATTAAGTCCTTATGTGTAGCCTTATGCACTCTAATTCCTCGTTGTTGCAGTGCTTGTGCAAGGTCTGAAGAAATATAAGAATCAACAATAAAAGGTGCACCAAACTTTGATAAACCAACGCAAGCCCTTGTTAATTCCTCAATATTTGTATTATTAAATGATGCAACTAATTCAGTAGAAACAATGTCTCCGTCTTCTAAAGTTGCTGCAACTATTGAGGCATGGTCCCACCCTGGAGTTCTATCAACTGCAAATACTTGAACTCTTGAACAAGTACCGTAAGGAAGGCTCTGCCATGTACCTACAGGAAGCCACGCATTCATGCTGGAAACAAACTGGTTTAGGCGATATCTACGAGCATCAGCCTCTGGCATTGTTGCTAATTCATTCTTTACAGATGCCCAAGAAAGCAGTCCAGATGCAAGATTTGGGTTAGCCCTTCTTACTTCTGCCTCATCAAACACATCACAGCCTTGTGGAGCCTCCCAACAGAAGAATCCAAACCTCTCAAAGTTCTTATCTTCATCTACTGACTTAGCACCACGCTCATATAACTTCTTTAAAAGTTCAGATGTGTCATCTCCTGCTGTGGTGATACCAATTGTTATACCGTCAGGTCTTGTGGCAGAACCCAGAGCCATTGCAGTCCATACATCTTCATTAGCCACATGCAACTCATCAAATACAACAAGTGATGGATGTAGACCCTGTGCTGTTCCTGCCTTAGCAGCAATAACCTTGTAGACACCTGTGCCATCAGAAGTCCATAGACCTCTATGCTCAGTTGAACGAGAGAATAGGGATTTAAGAATCTCTGAGGTTTGTGTTTGGTGTAATAGTCTTCTATAAACAATCTTTGCTTGGTCTGCTGAGGCTGCTACTGAGATAACTTCAGGTGCTGGTTCATGAAGGAGCATTCCATAGAGTGCAAAGAGGGCACCTATTAAAGATTTACCATTCTTACGAGGCATTGAGATACAGACCTGTTTGTATCTAAGTCTTCCTGCTAATTCTGGGTCTTCATGGTCATCTGGATATCTTTCCAATACCCTGCGGATTAGCCACTTCTGCCAGTCAGTGAGAACTAACCCTGCATTGTGCTTTTCAGGTAACTTCCATATTGCTTCTACTACATTTATTAATTTGTCACCATCAGTAACAAGATTTTCATCAAGGGAAGATGTGTAGTGAGTGGGTAGCCATTCCATTAAGCCCCATTAGCAATCTGTGCAAGCATTTCTTGAGGAGTTATGCTCAAATCCTGTCTTCTATTGTTCATAAGCCCTAAATTGCTCAATAACCCAATCAAAATAGGAGCCAATTGGTGCCTTCTATCAGGCATTTGGTCCATTGTTTGAGCAAGTAAAACAGCCTGTTGAGCAGCCCCTAAGTCTGCATCCTCAAGCCATGTAGCACTTCTAATGGATGCGATAACTGCATTCTCTAAAGTTAAATCTAATTCAAGGGGTTCAAAATCAGACTTAATAAGCCTGTGTGCCCTTGGTCCCTGCGTTAATCCTGTTCTCATTCTGCCTCCTGATTTACTAATTATAAATTGCGTGTATTTCCATGATTCCAAATCACTATTTACCCTGTTGGATTTTTAGTTTGGAGGATGCGGGGTTTCCTGTGTACGCATAAAAAACCCCATAATTTATTTCATTTGAATATTGACCAACCAAGCAAATAGAACACAATCCATACTTGTAGATTCAACATAATCAGTTCATAACCTGTCATTTGTACTTAGGGTTAAACCATTGCATTCTTACTCTTGCTATATCTCTATCTTGTAATGTGCTATTACACATATGACACATAGGTTCAAGGTTGTCTAACCCATCCCCTCCTCCCTTAGAGATAGGCAGTATGTGATTAGCAGTATCTGCCTCCAGTCCACATGTAATACATGATGGATTAGTACTAAGTAATATCTTTCTGTTCTTCTTGTATTCCGTGCTGCTGTAGCCCATCTACCCACCCAATCCATTCTCTTTCTCGTCCACAACATAGGAAACTGGCATATCCCACTCCTGAACAAGACTTGCACCAGAATATGGAGGTCGCTTCAGGAGGCGTTCCATCCTTTTGTCTATCTCTTTGTATTCGTCCCAATCTATTTTTGCCTCCCATATACATACCAAATCAAGTAAATGAGGAGCACATACATAGGACCAGTCCATATGCCAGTAATAGGCTGCTTGACCACATCTAACGCATGGTCTTGGTCTAACTGAGTGTTTGTATTTCTCAAGGTAGTAAGTAGGACTATCTGGAAAACCTATCTCAGGCTGCCGCATTTCTCATTGCCTCAAATATTTGTGAAACCTTCACAAGATAGCCTTTACTTGGATTTGCTCCATCATTCATTTCAGCCTTTGGAGACTGCTTACAGAGTTTCTTTAGCAAACTGGTAGGAACATCAAGGACAACTGGCTTTAGGTCCTTAACAGGCATTACAAGGCTGTAATAGTTAGCCTCTGTAACTTCTATTCCACTTGGTTTCCATTTGCCATCATTGTTGTACCAGCATTCATATTCAATGTAGAAGTTACCTGTCTTCTGCCATTGATAGTCTGTCTTTACTTCTGCCGTTTGAATAATCTCAGCAGTAAGGCTCTCACCTACAAGCCCATCTCTGTAATCATTATCCCAACTACTTAAACTCATACTCTATTTTACACCCTTATTTATAACAATTCTAAAATCTCTTTTCATTGCCCAAGACATTGGTACATCAAATGCATTTAGATGTATTTCATCATAAGCATTGATTAATCTTTCAACATATTGTTTATGCAAATGTTTTCTAAAGTTATTAGGGTCAGGAATGTAATAACTTCCATTATGTCCCTTGTTATTTCTGCCTTTAGGTCTTCCTCTTTTAGCGTTCATACATATCATCAGTATCTGGATTTGTATTAATGCTTCTCTCTTGCATATCTTGTTCAAACCAAACAATCTGCTCACTTGGTATGAATCCCCACTTGCTTACATCCATTGCTCTGCCTCTCTGTTTTAAACATAAATATCCTTTATGTTTTATATTTGTTTTTTGTTTTCTTACATGCAAGAGCCGTAAGCCGTGTCCTTGAGAGATATATATTCTTATATATAATTTATATAAGGGTTATAGAGTGCTTACTTCTATAACTACATATCTCTCTTGAAGATATCTCTCCGCACTAAGTGTTCACTCAAATATTTCTATTTGACCTGCTCATTCATATCCTCGTGCTGACACGACATGAAATGCTTTCGCCACATTGCTTTGTGGATTCTTATAATTGAGAAGACAGTTGAGAAAGAACGCTCTTGTAAGTAACTCTTTTCCTATTCCCCCAAGCAGGGTTGAGAGATAGGTGCTGCCTAATTACTGCTGTGGCTTATGTGTGGCTATGTGTGGATTTCGTGTGGCTTGTTGATGCCTATCCGTTGCCTTTTGTGCCTATGTAT